CCTTTAAAATAGGGTTTTGAAGCGTTCCTATACATTCTAATGCCACTGCCTTCGATTTTTAGGCGTCTTACTCCGTAGCTCTTCGTGTCATTGATTTCGACACATTTTCGACAGGTCCTGCATGAGGATTGCATTTTTATCCTGGTTGCTTTATGATCACCTTATGCCAAGACTAGGAGCAGCTCCAGTCACAAATGGCCTCTACAGTCGTCTAGTCTCCTGTTTACGTTTGTGTTGCCCTTTAGGCTCGGCTCGGGCTCGATGCCTAAAGGGCTTCACAAATAGTAAATCCCCGCTCCCCGCTCCCCGCTCCCCGCTCCCCGCTCCCCGCTCCCCGCTCCCCGCTCCCCGCTCCCCGCTCCCCGCTCCCCGCTCCCCGCTCCCCGCTCCCTCGATCTTTTACTCATCCCCTCTGCTCTGGGTCTACCGTTTTTCTCTACTGGGACTATCACGCCTTTGCGTCCTTCTCCCTTCCATTGTACCTTCTATGCGCTGTGCTACGAGCTTTATGGTGAGTCTTGTTCGCACCAATGTACATTTATTGCTGTTGGCTATCGACTGGGTTCCAATATACGATGGAACCATAGATTTCTCGGCAGATGAGATATGAAGAAGAGACCTTTAGAAGATCTTTTTTTTGCGATGTACAGAGGGAAGCAGAGTTTCGAACACTTTGCCAATTGCTCTGTCGAAGGTTTATATGAGCCGGTGATGGTGAATGGACGACTCGTATATAAAACCGATAAGGATCTGCGTGCGTATCATCGGTTTCTAAATAAATTCTTGTTTGAAAGGCTTCCTGTTGTTGATGATGTTGTGTTTTCTTATCGTAAAGGTGTTAACGCCGTAGATGCTGTCGAAAAGCATGCAGGTAGTAAGTTTTATTTTCAAACTGATTTAAGGGATTTCTTCAGTAGTCTAACTAAGTCTGATGTTAGAAGAACTCTGGAATGGGCGAAAGATGTTTGTGTTATTTCAGACTTAGATGTTTGGGTTGAGAGAATTCTGAAGTTGGTTACTATTGGTGATTCTTTGCCGATGGGGTTTTCGACTTCCCCTGCAATTAGCAATGCATGCTTATACTCTCTGGATGGGATATTAAAGACGCATTGTTTAAGTAATGGTGTTATATATACTCGTTATGCAGATGATCTGATTTTTTCCTCGTCGAACAAGCAGGCGCTTGATCCTTTGTTTGGGGTCGTGTGTCGTACCCTCCAATCTGAGTTTTCAGGGCGGATGGGAATAAATTCACAGAAGACAAAGTACCTAAGAAAGGGGGGGAAAATTAAGCTGCTGGGGCTTAATGTTCTTCCTAATGGAAGAGTTACTGTGGATATGCGGCATAAAAAAGAAATAGAGGTTCGTCTTTTTTATTACGTAAAAGACAGAGCTAGGTTTTTGAAGATCATGGGCGAGGTGGATGATGAAAAAGCTATTAAGAAATTCTCTGGTTTAATAAACTACGTAAATACTGTTGATCCGGCTTATCTTGATAAGCTTCGCAAGAAGTATGGCTTAACGATTGTTGATATGTTTATTCATAAATCACCGAAGCTCTAGGTATGAATTTTCAGATAGTAATAAATAATATCCAACATATTGGTTACGCTGAGCTTGATGTTGATTTAAATGCTAGTGGAATTATCTGTATAGTCGGGAAGAATGGAGTAGGAAAGACTACTCTAATTAAGGCTATTTTAAATTTAAAGTCTGCCGACACATTTTCTAGAACCGCCTCGCCTGGTATTTTTAAGGCTAATAGCTCAATGCGCTGTACCTATGGAGAGAACTCATATGAATTCTCTTTTGATTCAGATATAAATGATCTAAATAGCCGATCCCCTATTCCTGAAGAGTTAAAGTCTGTCATAGACGTTGAGTTACCTATGCCCTTTGGGCAGCGATTTAATAACTATCAAAATATTATGAGCGCGGATATGGATATAAGAACCGCGTTGATATTGGGTGAGTACGAGGTACCCGTAGAGCTGATTAGCTTCTTAAGTGATATTTATAAGACCAATAAATTTAATGGATTGGTAGAGGTCTCTGCAAAGGGGGGAAGTTACTATTGTATCCCTTTAGATGATGATCGATATGTTCGCGAAGATCACCTCAGTTCTGGAGAATTTTTTTTAATTAGTTTGTATAGGAAGATTAAGGGGCGTAGTAAGTTTATTGTCATTGATGAAATTGATATTTCTCTAGATGCTGCGGCGCAGGCCCATTTAATTGGCTGGCTGCGGCGCTTTTGTACAACGGAACAGGTAAAGGTTGTTTTTACTACCCACTCGCTAGCATTGATGAGGACATTAAAAGACGGTGAGTTGTTCTATATGGAAGAAAGTGAAGGGAAAGTTAGTGTAATTCCTTCGTCATATAATTATATTAAAAGTGTTTTGTTTGGGTTTAAAGGGTGGGATAGATATATTCTGACAGAGGATGCGATGTTGAAGTCTTTGTTGGAGTATGTTTTGGCTAACTATTGTTCTGGTCTTTTTTTTTCTTATCAGATTATCCATGTCGGTGGCGGGAGTAATGTGGTTGATCTGATGCGCCAAAATTCCACCGAAGGGTTTTTCTCGACGCCCGAAAATGTCATTTCGGTGCTAGATGGGGACCAAGCGGAGTATCGGTATGCTAGACGGCCCAATGTTTATTGCATTCCATTCTTGAGCGTTGAGAAAGCAATTTTTGCAGAGTACAAGGCCGGAAGATTTTTGCCGGAATTGGCGCCTGATCCTCGATTTGATACGCCCAAGAATTTTTGTTCGGCAATAGGTCGCGACCGACATGCAACTGAAGCGGATATAATTAAGTATCTTTGTGATAGTTATCCAACGGAAGTGCGTAGATTTGCGCAAACCCTTAGTGACTTCCTTAGTTGATGGCATATATTCTCGGGGCAGCATGTGTTTGTCGCAGCAATCGAACCCAATTTTCTACTTACGCCTAGAATGCGGAACTAATTTCTCAGTGCTGACCTGTGAGAGGTGATTGAGGGGTAAGGCGGGAGTCATCGCAATTCTCATGTTTTCTCGGAGTTTTTGGGGGGGGGCTTGACCAAGGAAGTTAAGGACAATCGTCGTCTATGAGATTACCGTATCCTTGTCAGCTTCATTTCTTGCCTTCCATCCGTAGGGCATACCATCGCAATGCTACTTTTCTAGTGATCGCTATCCCGCGTTTTGATTGGACAAGTTTCGATTGGCTTCGTCATAGTCGGGGCTAGTTTGGCCGACTTCTGGGGCGATGGAACCGCTTGCAATCCATAATGCGTAATTAGGGAAAATTTTTACTAGGACGTCGATTTCTTCCGTGCTCACGCGAATCGCGCCTTTGCTGACGCTTTTCCATCTCTCGTAATCGCCCCCGTGAAGGCTGACCTTTTTGGGGCCGATTTTCTTGATTAATAGTCTTGCTCTATCGGCTGACGTGCTCATATAGAAATTTATTCCGGGGAAATAGTTGCCCTGACGTGGCTTTGGGGAAATAATTTCTCCAGGGTAATTATTTCTCTAGCTGCGTATGGCTAATGCCACGAATAGTGACGGAATGAGCATGGAACTGGAAGAGCTTAGCCCCAGTGCCCTGATAGGGCCGCAACAGGATGTGGAGTCCATCGAACGGTGGGCGGAGCGCAACGGCATCAGCTACGGCACCGCTCGCGCCTGGGTTTACCGGGGTGTGCTGCCGTCGGTGAAGCTGGGGAAGCTGCGCATGGTGAATAGCGCGCTGCTGCGTACCTGGCTGTTGGAACAGGAATGGAGTGCCTGATATGCGCTACCTCGTAGAGATTTGCACCTTCCACGGCCCGACACGGCAACGTCGCTGGCATCGCGTCCATCAGGGCGGTTCCCGCGTGGAATGCCAACGCTGGGTCGAAGAGTTGGTGGCTGTCTTCCCGACTGAAGAAGAAGCTCGCCGCTCCTTCGGCCTGACCCGCGAACGCGCTCGGCAGGTGTACCGCATCCGTGGGGTGAGGGCATGAACCATGGCCGCCAGTCCCTACTACCTACGCCAAACCCACGCCCCGGACTGCGCCTGCTCTGTGTGCTGGTCCGCAAGGCAGGTCATCCCATTGCACAGCCCGTCGCCGTGTCCAGACTGTCGGCCCCCTGGGCTGCCCTATCTGGAAGGTGGCCGCTGGCTCTGCCGTCCCCGTTCCTTCTGCGCGAAACACGACCCGTCCCGGCGTCCGCCGAAGTACTGGCACGTTGTGTACGACAGCGGGAAGCCCACGCCCTTTGTGCCCGTGCGCGAAGCATTCCAACTGGAGGGCTGAACCATGCTTGCTAAGACCCTGAAAGCGCTGCTCCTGCTCTGCCTGATCCAGGCCGCCCGCACCGTGGCCGATCCGGTCAAGGGCCGCGCTCCCGGCTCGTCGGAACAGCCTCACCGTTCCGGCGAACGGAAGCACGGGCGGAGCGCACCCTTGAACGCCTCCCCCCTGAAACAGCCTCCGCTGGGGAGTGTGGGGCAGCTTCTCCGCCCCGCGCTCCCGAGCCCTCGGCGGCAAGAGCGGGATGACAAGGGCAGAGCCCTTGGTGTTGCTCTGCGGGTTCCAAGGGGAAGCGTTCCCCTTGGCCGTCGGAGACGACGTTGCGATAGGGATCGTTCCCCGAATGGGCCGAGACGAACACCCGTGGTTGGCTTGGTTCGCTAGCGAATAGAGCCCGGCCCGAAGGGATCGCCCGACAAATCACTTTCACCCAACACCGCTGAATGAAGGCGAAACAGCCGAATTTGCAGCAGCGGGACAACTCACGCCGAAAAAGGCGAATTGAAGGAGAAACACCGATGAACATGTTTGCAACCCAAGGCGGCGTCGTCGAACTGTGGGTCACCAAGACCGACACCTATACCTCGACCAAGACCGGGGAAATCTACGCCTCGGTCCAATCCATCGCCCCGATCCCGGAAGGTGCCCGTGGCAACGCCAAGGGATTCGAGATCAGCGAATACAACATCGAGCCGACCCTGCTGGACGCCATCGTCTTCGAAGGCCAGCCGGTGCTCTGCAAGTTCGCCAGCGTGGTCCGTCCGACCCAAGACCGTTTCGGCCGGATCACCAATACCCAGGTCCTAGTGGATCTGCTGGCCGTGGGCGGCAAGCCGATGGCGCCGACCGCCCAAGCCCCGGCCCGCCCGCAAGTGCAGGCCCAAGCCCCGCGCCCGGCCCAGCAGCCGCAGGGCCAGGACAAACAAGACAAGACCCCGGACGCCAAGGCGTAAGCCCTAGGAGGCCGCGATGCTCCGCTATCTCTCGCTGTTCGCGGTAGGTCTGGCCACCGGCTACGCCTGGGGCTGGATCGACGGCCTAGCGGCCTCCCTGGCTGTTTGAGGACTGATCGCTATGTCAGGCGTTGTCGCTGTGCAGGTGTGTACCGCGTGGACCTCGACCCCCGAGGGCTTCATGGCGTGTCGCGAACTCGCATGGCAACAGGCCTACCTGATTCCGCCAGAGGCCGCTGGATACGTGGACATCCTGGTCAACGGTGGTTTCTCCCCGGAAGCCTTCGGCATCGGTGCCGCTGGCGTCCTGGGATCGTTCGTGACGGGGCTTTTGATTGGCTGGGTCGCGTCACTTCTTCGTAAAGCCAAGTAGAGAGGAAACACCATGAAAGCAATGAAGCAACGCATCGCCAAGTTCAGCCCGGTCGCCTCGTTCCGCAACCTGTGCATCGCCGGTTCCGTCACTGCCGCGACTTCGCTGCCGGCCTTCGCCGGGGTGATCGACACCAGCGCGGTGGAATCGGCGATCACCGATGGCCAGGGCGATATGAAGGCCATTGGCGGCTACATCGTCGGCGCCCTGGTGATCCTGGCCGTTGCCGGCCTGATCTACAGCATGTTGCGCAAGGCGTAACGGGTGCTCTGGTCGGTGTGGTTGGGGGCGTTCTTCGCCGGCGCCTTCATCACCGGGTACCGGACCGGCGAATTCTTCTAACCGAACAGACCGAGGCGGAAGCCCCCTCCGGAGTTTCCGGCAGGGGGCTTTTTTGTGTGGGGTCTTACGATGAAGTTTGCGAGCCTGATTCTGATGCTTCTCTTTGCCACGGTGGCGAGGGCTGAGGATTACTACTGGAAAATTCAGTCACTGCCTGAACGCTTTTCTTCGCCCTCGGCAGCTTGCGCGGCGTGGGCCAAAGCCACGGGACGCCCTGGGGAGTTCACCTTCACCGGGTCTATGAAAGCCCGTGACCAGACCTCGTTTTGGTGCGAGTTCACGAACAACGAAACCGGCAAGACTGCTGCCGGGTATGGTCCTGCCGGACGCTATGGCGATAGCTGTCCCGAGGGGACGGAATACGATAAGGCGACCGGGGTTTGTAAGTCGCCTCCGCAAGAATGCAAGGAAGGCGAACTGTTCCCGGCCAAAGGCCCGGACTCTCCCGTGGTTACCTCGGGAGGCCGTAACTATGTCGGTGACGGCGGCGCCCCGACCGCCTGCTATCAAAGCTGTGAGTATGGCGGCAATCCCAGCCCGGCCAGTTGCTATCTGGTCAAAGGCTCCACCACGACCGGCTTCTGCAATTACATCCTCAAGGGCACCGGACAGAATTGCGGTGCCGATTCCTACACCTTCTCCCAGACCGGCGATTCGCTGAACCCGCCCGACACTCCGAACACCGATCCTTCCGACCCGAACGACCCCGGCTGCCCGCCCGGCTGGTCGTGGTCGGGAACTACCTGCGTCAAGGCCCCGACCGATCCCACGGATCCAACCGACCCGACCACGCCGGGCAGTGACGGCGGCGGCGATGGCAATGGCGGTGGAAACAATAACGGCGGCGGCAATGACGGCGGCACCGGCAATGGCGGCGACGGCAGCGGGGGAGGGGACGGCAACGGCGGGGGCGATGGTAGCGGCGACGGTGACGGCAGCGGCACGGGCGGCGATGGCAACGGCACCTGCGACCCGGCGAAAGAGAACTGCTCCACCGGCCCCGAAGGCCCCGGCGGCGAACTCAAGGAGCCCACGCCCGGCACCTGGGATGACGCCATCGCCACCTGGGAAAAGAAGGTCGAGGACGCCAAGCAAGAACTCAAGACCAAGGTGAAGGCCAACGTCGATCAGATGAAGGGCGCCTTCGACCTCAACCTGGCGGAAGGCGGCGGGCAACTGCCCTGCGAGTCCATGACCATTTGGGGCAAGTCCTACTCCCTCTGTATCTCCGACTACGCCGGCCAACTCTCCAGCCTGCGCGTGGCGCTGCTGCTGATGGCCGCGCTGATCGCCGCCCTCATTCTGCTGAAGGACTGACCCTATGGAATGGCTCTCCGGTTTTCTCGATCAGATCATCGCCTTCTTCCAGTGGATCTGGGACTTCTTCGCCCAAGGCATCTATGACTTCGTGCGCGACGGCCTGGTGGTCGCCACCAAGGCGTCGATGTACGCCGCGCTCCAGACCCTGATCCTGCTGATCGATGTCAGCTACACCGCCGCCCGCGAACTGATCGACAGCCTTGGCGTGCCGCAGATGATCCGCAGCATGTATGCCGCGCTGCCGGGTCCGATTGCGGCGGGGCTGGCCTTCTTCGGCGTGCCGCAGGCGCTGAACATCATCATGGTCGCGGCGGCGACGCGCTTCTGCATGCGCTTCGTGCCGTTCATTGGGAGGTGATCCGTGTCGATCAAGATCCACCACGGCCCCAATGGCTCCTACAAGACCTCCGGCGCGATCCAGGATGACGCCGTGCCCGCGCTGAAAGACGGGCGGGTGATCATCACCAACGTGCGCGGCTTCACCCTGGAGCGGGCCTATCAGGTCTTTCCGGACCTGCCCAACACGGCGGAAATCATCAACCTCGATCTGGAGTCGCTGGAAGACCTCGAAAAGATGCGCACGTGGTTTCAGTGGGCGCCCCGCGGTGCCTTCCTGATCTTCGACGAAACCCAACTGCTGTTTCCCAAATCCTGGCGGGAAAAAGACCTCGAGCGCTTCGACTACCCCGGTGGACCGGAAGCGGCCCACGCGGCCGACCGCCCCATGGGCTGGCTCGACGCCTGGACCCGGCATCGGCATTTCAACTGGGACATTGTCCTCACCACGCCGAACATCTCCTACATCCGCGACGATATCCGCATGACCTGCGAGATGGCCTACAAGCATTCCAACCTCGCGGTGATCGGCATCCCTGGCCGCTACAAGGAGGCCCAGCATGACGCCCAACTCAACCGTCCGCCCGCCGATGGCACCATCATCGAGTACAAGCGGATCCGAAAGCAGACCTTCGCCCTCTACCAGTCCACGGCCACCGGCAAGACCCAGGACACCAAGGCGGGCAAGAGCCTCTTCCGGTCGCCTAAGCTGGTTCTTCTACTGGCATTGCTGGCCGGCACTATTGGCTTTGTCTGGTATATGGGGCCTCTGCGCACGATTGGCGCTCCGGCTGCTGCGACACCTGCCGACGCTCCTGGCGACCCTGCTCAAGCCCCTGCTGCGCCCGCTGCTGTGGCTGCTCCAACGCGTCCTGCTGCGAATAGCTTTCTTCCTCCTGGGCTTGTACCTGATGGGCCTGCTGCTGCGCCTGTTGATCTGAACGCCCATCCCTTCGCCGATCGGCGGATCTCCATCCTTGCCCACGCCTACCGCAAGTCGCGGGGCGACATTTACATGTTCGCCCTGGACGATCCCACGGGCCGGCGCCTGGAACTCACCAGTTGGCAACTGATCGGCTCCGGCTACCGGGTAACGCCCAAGGGCGAGTGCGTCGTAGAGCTTCGCTATGAGGAGTGGAAACAGACCGTCACCTGTACCGGGAGGCAGCCCGGCGCGGTGGCCAGCATCGTTCCGGCAGCGCCTGTTGCCGCCTCCGCAGACGCACCGGCCAGGGGGCAGTCGCCGCTGACCATCGTCCCCGATTCCGAATACGCCTCGCGGCCCTGGAGGCAGAAATGATCGATTGGGAATTCCTCGCCCCGGTGGCGATGGGCTGGGCGCTGCATCACTGGTGGACGGTGATGACGGCGCTAGCGGCGGTAGGGGTGCCGCCATGAGGGGCGGGCCGCGCCGCCGGCCGGGAGCGCAAGGCATGAGCGATAGGCCGAAGGCGCGGCCGACGCCCCTGTAACACGTCAGATAAGCCACCTATTGCGGTTTCAATTCGTACCAATTTGGATCGTTAAAGATGAAGAAAATCAGCCATCAAATTCGCGTCAGTATCGAGTCGGACGGTCAGGTCTTGGAAAGCCCGAAAGGGCGGTTGTTCTTCGACGACACCACGGCTCAATTCACCGACCTGTCAGGCGTGCGCATTCTGCGGTGCGGCGTGGATACGGTGCGGCAGTTGTACAACGGCAAACTCCGGCCGGAAGTCATGGCGCTGTTTGACCTCTCGGTGGATGTGGTCGAGTTCGCCGGCTACGAGTGGTCCAAGGGCCGCATCGGTCGCGACTCCGGCTATCAGTACCGCCTGCAGAACGCTGAAATGGGTCTGATCCTGCTAATCAAGAATCACAACATCAAGGTCGACACCATTGGCTCGCACCTCAAGATCGAGGTATCGCCTCACGCCCTCGATGGCGCCGATCCGCGCATCCTCCAGGGCGTGCTGGATGATTTGGCCGCTGCCGTGCTGAGTCACTGCGAAACCAACCAAGCCGCTGTGCATATCGCCTTGGACGTGCAGGGCTGGAAACCGCCTCGCGATCTGGTGGACCGCATGCATTGTCGCTCGCGTCGGGTGCGACAAATCAGTGGGATCGAGCGGATCGAATTCGACGGCAACGCCTCGGTCTACGGGCGTGGCGAGACGTACATGTTCGGCTCGGCCAACGGCCTGCAACTGTCGATCTATAACAAGACCCTCCAGGCTCGGGCCACCGACAAGCTCGACTATTGGGAAAGCGTGTGGGCGACCCTGAACGGGGATCCGTTCGGCGATGGCGACCCGGCCTATAACCCCCTGGAAACGGTCTGGCGGCTCGAATTCCGCTTCCATCACTCCATCGTCCAGCAGTTCTCCGAAGGCTCGCGCATGGCTTCGGGAGAGGTCATTGGCTGCCGCACCTATGAGGGGCTTTGCCCGCACCTGCAAGGACTGTGGAACTACGCCTGCGAAAGCTTCAAGCTGCTGAGCCGGACGGCGGTCTACGATCCGTTCTGGAGCCTGATCAGCCAGGACGCCCGCGTCCAGGTCGAGTGCGATCCGCTGATCGAGCGCACCGAGTATCGGCGCTATTACAAGACCGCCAAGGGCTTTAGCGGGCGTAACTGCGAGATGTTTCTCGGCCAGTTCGTGAGCCTGATCGCGCGGGAGCGTGTCCCGGCAAAAAAGGCTATTGAGTCCGCCCGTAAACTGGAGTTCTGGCACGTTATCGAAGACCACTATCTCGCCAAGGGTTGGACTCGTCGCGATCTGGAAAGGCACATACACAAGCTGATGTGTGATCGGTATCTGCGGCGGGGGTATGCCGTCTAATGTCGATCACCAAGCTCCCCGATGGCCGTTGGTTCGTCGATGTAGAACCGATCAAGGGCAAGCGCTTTCGCAAGCGGTTCAAGACCAAGATGGAGGCGCAGCAATTCGAGGCCACCGCGCGTCAGAAGTGTGCGGAAAACCCCTGCTGGACGCTCAGGCCGAAGGACCGTCGGCGTCTCTCGGAGTTGGTCGAACTCTGGTATGAACTGCACGGCCAGACCTTGAGCAACGGGCATCGTTGCGTGGCGATTCTGCGGTTGGTGGCAAAGGACCTGGGCGACCCGGTCGCTGTCTCCCTGGAGCCTGCGAAAGTGGCTCGGTTGCGTAGCCGACAGATAGCCAATGGCATGTCGGGCAAGACCGCGAACAACCGTCTTGGCTACCTCAAGTCCATGTACAACGAATTGCGCCAACTCGGCGTCATTGACTATGAGAATCCGGTAGGGCGCATGCGGCCGCTCAAGCTTCAGGAAAGACCGTTGTCGTACCTGACCAAGCATCAGGTGTCCGAACTGCTTACGGCCCTGGATGCGCGCACCACGTCGCCACATCCGAAGATGGTCGCTCGTATCTGCCTCGCGACAGGGGCTCGATGGGGTGAGGCTCAGGCGCTGACGCCGGAACGTCTGAAAGGTAATACGGTGATCTTTGCCAACACTAAGTCCAAGCGTGTGCGCTCGGTGCCGATCTCGGAAGAATTGGGCGCCGACCTTCGCCGGCATTGGCAGACCCACGGGCCGTTCACGAACTGCCTTGGCGTGTTCCGCCTGGTGCTGCTGTCGACCTCGATCAAGCTGCCGAAGGGGCAGGCCAGCCACGTACTGCGCCACACGTTCGCCAGTCACTTCATCATGAACGGCGGGCACATCGTGACCCTACAGCACATCCTGGGGCACGCCTCGTTGTCGATGACGATGCGATATGCGCACCTCTCCCAAGACCACCTATCTGAGGCTGTTCGATTCAACCCGCTCATAGGTTGAAGGCTGCGGGGGTCGACAGAGGGAAAGAAAAATAGACTTGAGGTGGTTCAAATTCGGTCTGAATTCGGATTATGATGTTGGAGCCGACGGTAGACAGACTGCCGACGCGCGAATCCCACTCGTCGCCTGGATATGGAGCGTGGTGGAGTTCGAACACCGTAGAACCTGAGTTCCAGGCCTTAAGTGTTCCCACAGCAATGGAGGTACCGGCTCATGCGAGTCGAGACAATTAGTTATTTGAAACGTCATGCGGCTGACCTGGATTTATCCGAGCCAATGGTCGTCACGCAGAACGGTGTTCCTGCCTATGTGGTTGAGTCATATGCTGAGCGGAAGCAGCGCGATGAAGCAATTGCGCTGGTGAAGTTGCTTGCGATTGGCTCCCGCCAGTACGCAGAAGGCAAGCATCGCTCTGTTGATGATTTGAAAGCTCGCCTTTCCAGGAGGTTCGCTCAGCCAGAATAAGGAGGTTTAATGTCCCCGGTCGTCATTCGTTTTACTGATACCGCAGAGCAAAGCATCGAAGACCAAGTCCACCACTTGGCTCCATTCCAAGGTGAACAGGCTGCACTCCAGTCAGTACTGAGCCTTTTGGATGAGATTGAAGAGAAGATTTCACTTGCACCTAAAGGTTACCCAGTCAGCCAGCAGGCGAGTCTTCTGGGGGTGCTGAGCTATCGCGAGCTTAATACCGGCCCCTATCGTGTTTTTTACGAATTCCACGAAGAGCAAGGCGAGGTGGCAGTGATCTTGGTTTTGCGACAGAAGCAGAGCGTTGAGCAGCAATTGATCCGCTACTGCTTGGTGGGGCCAATCGAGTGATGGCTTTCTACTCCTGAGCATGTAGCGCTGAATGCGCCTCGACACTTCTTCGACACCTTTCCTTCCCCCAAAAAGCAAAGCCCCCGAAACGCTAGGCATTTCAGGGGCTTGGCAGGGTGATTTGGAGCGGGCGAAGGGAATCGAACCCT